ATAAGCAATTTAAGAACACAAAATAGCCGCCGTGCCTTGTGCACGGCAACCAGACGCAAGTTTGTGTAAATATTGCATTCACATATTGCCGAAGGCAATATTAAACACACTTAAGGCGTGGTTTATCCCATAGTGTTAAACTTATTTAAGTGGTTTTTTTCTTTTATTTTAATGTATTGAGCCAATTGAGCCAATAGATTAAGAGATATATATAGGTCTTTTGTATATTAGGGGTTTTTCCAGCAAACTTGCTTTGCGTCCTAATATACATAAAGACTTCTTTGCATAAGGTATAATATGTCGGTTCAATGCTATTCTTACGATTTTCGTTATAATGGCGAAGGTGTGGAACACACTACTATAATTGAATACCTTAAAGGAATTGCTAAGCATTTTACATTTCAAAAAGAAGAAGGGGAAAGCGGATATATACATTATCAGGGGCGAATGTCGCTTATAAAGAAAAAACGTAAGTGTGAGTTATTAAAACTCTTTTCAAATCCGCCTAATTATTTAGAGCCTACTTCTAATCCTGAATATGTGAAAGGAGATGCTTTTTATCAACAAAAAATAGACACACGCATCTTGGGTCCTTGGACTGATAAAGATGAGGTTGTTTATATACCTCGCCAAGTTAGGGAGATGGGTGCTTTGCGACCATTTCAGCAACAGATTGTAGATGACGCAGGGGTTTGGGATAAAAGGCATATAAATCTTGTGTATTGCCAAACTGGAAATAAAGGCAAGTCGGCTTTAGTCGGTTATATCCGTGCGAACAGAATAGGTCGTGCGTTGCCTCCAGTTAATGACTATAAAGATTTATTGCGTATGGTCTGCGACCTACCTACAAGTAAGTTATATTTATTTGATATGCCTCGTGCTTTGAATAAAGATAAGATGTATCAGTTTTATAGTGCGGTAGAAACTATTAAGGACGGATATGCTTATGATGATAGATATTCCTTTAAAGAGAAAGTATTTGATTGTCCTAACATTTGGATATTTTGTAATGTGTTGCCTAATCTTGAGATGCTCTCAATTGATAGGTGGAATATATGGGAAATAAACGATGCGTTTGAATTAGAGAAATTAAATCTTGACCTATAATATAATGCCTTATGGAAAGTCCAAAAGAAGTGCTAATAAGCGTTCTGTATCTTTTGCTAAAAAGGTTAAAGCAGTTGTTCGGGAGGAGCTTCAAGAAGAACTGGAAAGCAAAGTCGCAGTCATAGGATTGGATAATGAAAGCGTAGATACATCAGCAATCCCTTCAGGGGATGTATCTTCAAAATCTAATTTTATTCAGTTGCTCCCTACTATTAGTCAAGGAACAGGACAATATAATGAACGGGTAGGTAATGAAATTAGACTACGAAGTATAGATATTAAGATGCTCTTACAATATAAGCGAATGGTGGAAGATGACCCAATCGCTTTACAAGATAGTAATATCGGTGTAAGAGTTATGATTTTAAAGCAGAAAGAACATAACGATTTCGTTGATTTCTTAGATAATGCGGCAACAAATGACCTACTTGAGAATGGTGCTATTGTCGAGCCAGGTCCAGCAGCGTTCAGCGGTAATACTTTTAATTTGTTCCAAAAAATCAATAGAGAACAATTTAGCGTGAGATATGATAAAACCTTTTATATGGATAGGCATCAAGCCACAGGTTCAGGTGCTACCATTTTTTATCAAAAAACTCCTCGCCCTACATTCCTCAGTCATAAGCTAACATTCGGTAAGAATGGATTAAAATTAACTTATGGTAAAGCAGAGGAAACCACACCAACCAACTTCCCATATCTTATGGTAATTGGTATAGCCTCTACATCAGGCGCAGGTGTTCCATCAAATAATCTCATTAACTATTCCTATACAGCCAACGCTTCTTACACAGATGCATAAGCAATTTAAGAACACAAAATAGCCGCCGTGCCTTGTGCACGGCAACCAGACGCAAGTTTGTGTAAATATTGCATTCACATATTGCCGAAGGCAATATTAAACACACTTAAGGCGTGGTTTATCCCATAGTGTTAAAC